CCCTCCTGTCAAAAAAACAAACAACCGCCGAAAAAAGGCCGCAGAGCCAGAGCCGAAGCCACTTCTTGAACCAGTAAATGAACCGGAACCAGAACCAGAATCCGAACAGAAAGAATATCTTGCAACGGCTGACAATAAAGACCCTAGTTCCCCAATATCCGAACCAACATTCCCGAACATTGTGATATTGAAGCAAACCGAACATAACTATATTGTAAAGCATAACCATTATCCTGTTGTGTCGTCGTCATCATCATCGCATCACGACAACGCCCATTTGCAACCATTGGTCACAGATGACTTGGTTTCCCCCAACCAGATCCATAAAGGCCAAATTAACAAAAAACGCGGTAGAAAACCGAAAGCAGGTATCATCCTCAACTCCAAAGGCGGTATTTACGACACCACTGAAGTACCCAATATTATTTTGCATTTGAAATGTCATTTGTCAGACTTAAAATCAAACGAACTCATCTCGAACTATGAGTATACACCATCGATTAGTGAAGTTGAATCATACACGTCACAGTCAAACTATCATCAGCCAAGCGATATAATCACACAGAAATCAAATGATATCGATGACGACGACGATGACGACAATGATATTCCGCATGTAGAGGAATCTATAGTACAACATAATACTAACACACTTATTGCATCAGAATATATAGTGAATGAGTCAGCAAATAGCACCAACCGGAATGATACGAACATTGCAAATGTAAATTGCATCATTGGAGGGAATATACCAAGTATTTCAAATCCATCTATTACTACTACTACTAATACTACTAGTACAAAGAAACTCGCAACAGACGCTACAGTTCACGTGATCAATGACCGAAACCAAAAAGAGATCATGAAGAAGATTCATCGTTTGAAGTATTCTTTCCATAATGGAGAGACTGTACAAACCAAGATGAACCATCGACCCGCTTGTTTTTGGGATACGTGCGAATTTGACGGACCGATTTACTATATTCCAATTATGATTGTGAATGGTGTTTTTCAGGTGAACGGATGTTATTGTTCTCCACAATGTGCAGTAGCCGCATTATTGAAAGAGTCACTTGACACGTCTACCAAATTTGAACGTTTGCACCTTCTTCATTTATTATATGGGGTGCCGAACAGTAAAGGTTTCAAGCCTGCACCAAACCCGCATTATTTACTTGATAAATACTATGGAAATCTCACGATTCAAGAGTACCGTACACTATTAAAAGGAACGCAAATGATCCATATCGTCAACAAACCGCTTACACACATTCTTCCAGAATTATACGAAGACAACAACGACTTTTTAGTGAACAGTAAGGTAATACCAGCGAACAGTCTCAAAATGAAGAAGAAGTATAAGACAATGGTGGTTCAAAGCGGGGCGGAATAATTCACATTTATAAACGATTATACGCTATAAATAAAATATATCGTATAATTAATATGGCACGACCTTTACTACGTATTATCGTTATTACTGCTATTATTATTGCTATTATTACCGGTTTTAATATAATAAAAAATATGAATACGACAATGTCAAAACAACAAAAAGAAAAGGAAGAGAAAGAAAATATTGTGCTGTATATCAAAAAAAATAAAAATGCAACTTATCCTACCAAATACGGTACTGAATTTCAATGCGTAGAACTCATTCGCCGGTTCTTTTCCATCCATAAAGGAATTACATTTCCAGATGTCACAGACGCAAGCGATTTTTTTAAACGCATCGATGCATTTACAAGCGTCGCGCATCCAAACCAAGTCGTCAAGGTTGAAACATGTGCATACCCATTCAAAAATCCAGCAACATATTACTTACGACCAGGAAGCATCTTATTCTGGAAATACAAAAAACCAGACTATCCATACGGTCACGTAGCGTTGATTTGGAAGAATGACCCTGTTACAAATGAAACGCTTGTTGTCCAACAAAATCTGAACCCACCAATCAAACGCTATAATACCGCGGTACTTTTCTCTAAAATGAATTCTGCGAACAGCAAATACGCTGGTGTAAAATTACTTCCGAGAGAATACTTAACCGGAATACGCGATTTAGAATGTATTGTGCATCGGTTATAATTTTGATACCGATTCGCTGGTAGCCTGTGTCGCCGCCGCAGCCGCTGCTTCCGCTTTCTTTCTCTCGAGAACTTGATTGTATATTTTCGTCATTTCTTGGCGGCGATAGTACAACTCCGCGGACTTATCCATGAAGTTTCTTATTTCTGAAAACCGAAGCTGGTTCGTAGATGCGGTTGTTGGTGACGACACTTTATTTTCGGTTGAACTATTACCGTTCGTCATGTAATCACGAATCACCTTTTTAAGATCATAGTTTGTACGCTCTAATGCCGCTACAACTTCTTCATGCGTCATTTCAGTCTGACCCATAATGACTTTTATCATGGTATCTAAAACTGCTGGGGATGGTACTGGGGCTCCTGCAGATGCAGTAGAAACAGTATCTTTTTCTACAGACATTATCAATAGAAATATACAAATAGAGAACTTTATATACTAATCATGGAAAATTAGAATTTGAACCGACGTACAAATTAGAATTTGAATGGCTATGAAAATTGAAATAAACATATTACAATATAAAGAATACAGCTCTGAATTAACCATAATGTCCGGAACTGCAACTGAAAGATCATCTTCGTCGGCGGAGTCGTCAAATGCGCCACAACGTGGTAGTATGACGATCGACATTCGTCCGATGATCGAAGATGTCTCGCAGGTAATGACAAAACATATCACAAATATATTATCCGGCGTGATTGGGGAATACACTGTATACAAAGAGACACATGATACCATTATGGGGTTACCATGTGTGCGAAGACTACAAGAACGAATTATGGAACTGGAACAAAATGGGCCTACTACTGGAAACGCTGCCACAGCGGCCAACGACAATCGATCGTCGTCAGCGTCGAATCGTGAAGATGAAATCGCACAATTACAATCCGCGATTGCTGAGTTGAACAGATATATTCACGCATTGGAGTCAAAGGTAGACATGAAATCTACCATAGCGGAAAGTGAGTCTACAAAGCAAAAGTCGGATGGCGAAGAGTCAGTGAAACTAGAGATACATGAAACGCCATTGGATGATCATGAATGTCAAGAAGATTCTCACGAACCGCCATGTGTTGTCTCATCAACGCATAAAAACGTCATTGTAACCGCAGAAGCGTTGATTGAGGAAGAAGAGGAAGATGAAGCTGCGGCTGAAGAAGACGATGACGCTGAAGAAAATGATGTGACAAGTGAACACAATGAAGAAACCGAGATCGACAATGAAGAAGAGGAGGAAGCTGTCAATGTTGATGAGGAGGAGGAACAAGAAGAAGGCGAAGAAGCAAACGAGGAAGCAGAAGCAGAAGAAGAGGAAGAAGAGGAAACTGCTGTAGACGAAGAACAAGAACAAGAGGAAGCTGACGCAGATGAAGAACAAGAAGACGCTGAAGAAGAAGCGGAAGAAGAAGCGGAAGAAGAAGAACCCGAAGCCCCTGCGGCAGAAGAAGACGCCGAAATCGAAGTTTCAGAAGTGAAGATCAAAGGAAAGATGTATTTCACTACTGATCCTCAAAATGGAATCATCTATGCATGCGTTGACGATGATGTTGGCGATGAAGTAGGCGTCTTCAAGAACGGTGTTGCTGTCTTCAATAAGGGAAAGAAGTGAAACGCTTCGTAGAAATAGAATATATTCTGGATCTAATATATAATATTTTTATTCATTCAATTACATTTTACTCCATTCCATTACATAATGCTTGAAAAAATATGCTCACCAGCACTTCTTTATTTAGCTTTCTCGATGGTTCAAATTATAGTGGATTTGTTCCAAGGTCAATATCAAACTTCATTGCTTAAATTCGTGATCATGATTATTTTTACTGCAGTACTGAATATACTCTGCATTAATGGATATACCAAGTTTGTATGGTTCATTGTAATTATCCCTATCATTTTACTCACGTACATTAGCAGTGTTTTATTTTACATATTTGGTATTCGACCTGGTAAGAATAATGTCAGTGTTCAAAAAAGAAAAGGCAGAGGTAGACGAAATCCAGCGGTGCCTCCTCAGGGACAATCACAAGCACCACCTCCACAGCAACCACTTCCTCCTCCAGTAGCAACACGACCTCCTGCACCGGCTACCACAGCACCGGCCACCACAACTGCGCCTGCTACCACAGCACCAGCTACCACTGCGCCTGCCACCACAACTGCGCCCGCCCCACGTACATAAAGAAATAACAACATAAAAAGATTTCGCTCTGTATATACATAGCGACACCTTTATCATACGATGTTTTGTTTTCAAGATCAAAAAACTAACCGATACTTGTGTACGGCGGAAATAAAAAGAATGGATCCATCTTTCATTAAAATCACTCCTAGCTTCATAAATACACATATACCACCGCCAACATACGCTTCAAACAGAGAATATAACCCCGAAATAAACCAGGCTCAGATTGCGTTTGCATTTTTTTCGACATATCTACTTTTTCCTTTGTTATATATTATAGTTTCCACTGGAAATATCAGACCGATTATGTTTGTATGGAATATGATTACATCAGGCGTTTTTAATACGGTTAGTTGGATCAAAGAGTTTTTGACGAATGTTGTTTATAACACGTTACGTATGTTCGGTCAGTATACATTTAGCACATATACTGTTGTGAAAAATGGACGTGAACTTTATTCAGCATCGTCGATGTGTTATTTCATGAAGAGTGATGTGAATTCAGTTTATCGTATCGACCGTGCCAAGTACAATGTGTGCAAATGGATTGACCGTCAGTGTAAACAGTACAAAATTGACCACCCAGGCGACGAACCTGAACTCACGGAAACGCATAATGACATCTATGACTTTATTGTCCACAAAGTAGAAGGACAACCGTTCGTTCGTATTCATCGTGGCGACTTTAGCGGTCGAACCCATACTCTGATTGATCAACACTATCGTCCTTTCAAAAAATGGAATCAGGTTGCAAATTATGCAGAGCTTACGGTATGCTTGCCGCCGAAGGATGATTCCGATGCCAACACGACAACGAATGTACCAGAAACCTTTAAAATTTCATTGAAATATCCAAACGATTTCTTACTTGAGAAGAACGAAATATTAGATAAGAAGTTTTTGCAATGGAAAATGATTTATGAACATGGGCGATCTGATATTTCCAGTTACATCGGACAACCCTTTTCAAAGTATACATTAACGCTTCCGTACCATGATTCTATGACACAATATATGAACCATTTTCATTCGAAGGCACTTGATGCACTTAAGGAAGAAGAGGCAAAAACAGACACAGCCGAGACCAAGACTGAGACCACGACCGAGACCGCTGAAACCAACACAACCTCCAATAAGGAATGTGTTATCTATAACATAAATGATAGTCATTCTATCCTCATAGGTAATCGATATATTGTAAAAGTGGATTCAGTATTGAGATGCCCTGTATTCGAGTCAAGCGATTCACAAGTGTACGATATTGATAGTATGTTGACGAGCTACTACAATTGTTCAGACAGTGATACGGAATCAGACAGTGACAGCGACAGTGAAGTTGATATCGACGACAATGAATCCGAAACCGATGCCAACACCGAAAAAGAAACAGAAAACGACGACAAATCCAAAAATGAAACAAATGAAAATGTTGTCGATCCAGAATTCGAAATGATTGAAGAACCTGTACAATGAGATAAAGAGTATAAAAAAAAATTGATTGTATAATATACGGTGTGTATTATCCCATCCACATCACTTTACGGAAATTCGTTATTTGCGTTTCAATTGAATCAACGATAGTATGACCACTACAGTAAACACTACATCGTCGTCATCGACAACTGAATCTGAACAGTTTCACAAATTGTCGCATCGTTGGACTCTCTGGGCGCATCTTCCCCATGACACGAATTGGGCAGCATCAAGTTATAAGAAAATCTATGAGTTTGATACTGCTGAACAGGCTATCGCAATATTCGAGGTTCTTCCTCCCAAACTGGTTATGAACTGTATGTTATTTCTGATGCGATCTGGTATTGTTCCTATGTGGGAAGATCCACAAAATCGAAATGGTGGTTGCTTTTCATATAAGGTTGCAAATAAGGAAGTGAACACTGCATGGAAGCAGTTATCTTATGTCACGGTTGGTGAGACAATTTCTACCAATATGAATGTGATTCCCATCGTAAATGGCATCACCATTTCACCGAAGAAGAATTTCTGTATTATCAAAATCTGGATGGCGAATTGTAATTTCCAGAATGCGGGAATTATCCGCGAGCTGGAAGGAATTACAGCACACGGGTGTTTGTTCAAGAAACATACACCAGAATACTAATGCTCTGTCACTGAGTAATAATACGAACCCGCTTTCTGGTTCTTATTATTTTATTTTTAGTGCACGTATATTCGCCTTGGCTACGACCAGTCCACTTCAATATATGTCGCAGTAGTAACTACAAACCCATTGATCGTTTCTTTTTCAACGATCGCGATTTTGCTATCCGGGAACATTTTCTCCAGCTCTTTCGTTACATCGATCAATACACACATTTTCGTATTAAGAGTCACAGTTGCTCTATGTATCGGTGATTGTTCATCGATTTTATACGCATATTTGGTACATTTTTCACAATTGATATTGCCCTTTTCTATGTCATCACATATTGTATCCCGAATCATGACTGCATATTTCATAATTTGATGAATGTATTTATAATTATGAAGGATTTCCTTCGTAAGTGGCGGTCGAGTGTATGACATAATGAAATCGACGTGTGCGTGTGCGTGTAGGTGTGTATGTATGTAAAACGGGATCCCCTTTATATTAGTTAATCCACCCGCGGTCACGAACATAGCTCGGATCACGGCAGTCCATAATATTTTTACCATTACAGTCCGAAATGTAGCACGTGTTAATATTCGGCGGGTCGCGAATGTACTCTTGGAATAGGTATATAACTTCAGGCTCCAACTCCGGTAAATCGATGCAAATATCTACGATAAAACCCTCATCATCATAATCTGTAGCCGTTTCGGTATCATCTACGATATTTATCATTAGACAGTTATTTTCGATATTCATTTTCATTTTATCTTGATTCGCAAGTACCCACTTGTTCCTCGTATTGGGACTAATCGATAGCGTATATTCAACATCCGACGGAAAATAGTGAAGCTCTACAATGTCTTCGTCGAGCGATGTAACGTATAGTGGGATGCGAATCTTATGTAACGTATAAGGCGTGAATGGCTGCAATGATTGAGGATTTACGGTAGAGTTGGTTGCCCGTGCTTCTGCACGCACATTATATAATATAAAGTGATACATGTCAGATGTTGGTCCATTGTCGATGTTCGTATACGGCTTGTTTACAAGAAATGATACCAGAAAACCGAGTAAAAGAGGACTTCGTTTACGTGAATGGTACATGAATGCTTGAAATATACTTGGGCTACTCAGACTTAGGCACGAGTAAAAATATCCAGGACCAGGACCTTTTCCGTCCCGGGAAGGATCTGCGGTTATATACTTTGATATTGGCATAAATGGAACCAGATCAATATCTGCATAAACGCCACCATGAATGTACAATTTACACAACCGCCATAAATCCGCCTTGTACATCCCGCGCGGAATATAAACAAACAGCTCGGCAATGTTACGATGAAACTCGGATTCAAGAAACTTAACGCAATCTACATCCAAACTGAAATCAATATTGAAATCCGGATTCAAATCGCGCCATCGTTTTAGCACAATTGGCGGAAGTCGTGAGTGGTACGTTGTGTAGATGGTTTTGTTCATTGCTGCTTCCATTCCGTACAACAATGCAGAAATATATAAACATAATAACGTCATGGTTTTATTATGTTTCGTCGTCACTTCGTCGCTTTGTAACTTCGTTCCTCCGCAACTCCGTTCCTCCGCCACCGTTCTACGAGCTCGGCAGTGGCGACAAGCACAACTTGATCGTCCCCAGTGATGCTACGTAGTATTTCACAACAAGCGGCATATCGTTATCCAAGTACATTTCGATCTGATTGCACAGGTTCGTACATTTAATGAAATACCCCAGATTCTTCAACGAAAACTCGCCTTGGATAATTTTGCCCGCATCCTTCTTATGAAGAAACTCCATACTTCCATCCGACTCCACACGCCGCACCTCCGCCGTGGCAAATTGCCCTGAGCAACGAAAAATCAATTCATTCCCAACGGACTTAATCTCAAGCTTCTCAGAAATGCACGAGAGATCGCGAATAATCTTCTGAAAATCGCAGGATGGGAGGTTAATGACGCTAGAAAATGCGACCTGGGGCTCCACAAGATCCTCAGGGTCTGGCTCGATGAGGCGCAGTTTCTGTGTCTTGCATTGCTTGATATCCCCATTCTCGAATTTAAGACCAAGGTACGAAACCACGCCATCATTGTAGTCCTTCTTCTCGATATAAATCGTGAGCGTATCATCATTGTCAATCGAATTGATCAACTTAAACAAATGAAACATATTCACGCCGATAATGATCTTATCAAGCGCGCATTCGTACAGCTCGAAATTCACGGCTTCCAGGAACATATGCGCCAACATCGTATGCGATTTATCCATATTGATAATACGAATTCCGTCCTTCTGAAACGTAATATTCGTCTCGATCAAGATTTCCTTTAGCGCACACATCATCGTTCGAACTGGCGCGATTTGAACGGTTTTTATCACGAGGACGTTATCTGAGGCGGCCCCACCACTTGTGCTTGCATAAGGGTCACAAACAGTGTTGACGGCAGCAGCGGCGGCGCCACCCCCACCCCCTCCAGCGGTAGTATGTGCGTTTGAATTTGAAAAACTCATATCTTTATACATAACATTTTACAAATCTTTATATCTATTTATTGTGTGAACCGAACAAATGAAAATCGGAGTATAATATAGCAAAACAGGTAGTGTAGTGTAGTAGGTGAAATGAAACATTCCATACGAAAAAAAAGGGTTAAGACAAAGACAAAGAATACTACACGCAAACGACAGCGACTGGTCAACGCTAACGACGACATCGTCAACGACGACGGGTGGCTGAAAATAACCATCCGTGGCGCTCCATATGAACGCGGTGTTTCTCATGGAAAACAGGTGATCGCGGCGGATCCGGAGAAGTTTACATATATGTTCTCTGTCTACAACTTTCTATTCAAACAAGGATACGGTCGCGACCTAGACTTCTTCTGCGGACTTTGCGACGATTTTTACCGCCCTGTCATCAAAAAACGGTTCCCGAAGATATTTAAGGAAATGGAAGGGATCGCTGCGGGTGCGGGAATTCGAGTATGCGAGGTCATTCTGATCAACGTCTATATGTCGCTCCCCTATTTTTATGCGCACTTGTTGCGATATATCGACACTCCCAAGTACCGAAAAAAGTACGCGGATGTGATACGCGACGAACTCGCAATCATTGCCGACCCAAACGCGCTTTCTGCACGGAATGCACGCCTGAATGACTTCAAAGACCGATGTTCGCTCGTCATGGCGGTCGGGGAGGACTGGACCAAAAACGGTGGAATCGTATGCGGACATTCGTCGTTCACCGACTTTTTAGACGCACAGTTCTCAAATATGATCTTACGGATCGAGCCGGAAAAAGGAGATGGGTACGCAATGGTGATGCAAACTATGCCGGGTGGCGTCTTTAGCATGACCGATTTCTTCGTCACTGGCGCGGGAATTATCGGCACGGAGACGACGATAAGCGGTTTCAATGCTTTCCAGTTTCGCGACCCGATTTGTTGCAGGATCCGCGAATGTATGCAATACGGACGAACTTTAGAAGAATATGCCGAGAGATTGCAAAAACGGAATTCGGGGGATTATGCGTGTTCGTGGATGTTCGGCGACACACGCGGCAAGCCTCG